TGCTTTTATAGTTTCTTTGATATTTTCTAGGGAATCAAAAATTGAGTTCCGTATTTTTTTATCATCTATATATACAAATTCTTTTTCTAAGTCGTCTCCTAATTTTTTTGTAGCATTATGAAGATGTTCTATGCTTTCTATATAGGGACGATCAACTCTATCGAAATGAAAATCATCTAATATTTCTTCTATACTGACCTTATCAGATAATAACTCATATTTTTTTTGAAGGACACGGCAAGACACAATATCTCCATTATCTAATTGAACTTGTGCTGTAGGATTTAAGTGTTTAATAATATATAATTCAGGAGAAAGACCTTCTTCTTTTGCAAAATCGTTAAAAATAAGAAGAAGGTCATCATTAGAAATATTTTTAGTTCTATGATTTTCAATATTGGGTAGCCATGATTTATTTTTGCCTATTGCTTCGGATAATTGATATGCAGTTAGTCCATTACGTTTTCTTGTTTCTATTATCAACTCAATTAAATCATCAGTAAGTCTTATTTTTTTTGGAAACATACAAATCCTCCATTACTTATACATGTACATATTATAAAACTAATAGAAAAATATGTAAAGTTTTACTTTTGAACTATTGTAGAAAAAAATATGTACATAATTAAAAATGATATACATAACACTATTGACAATATGTACATATGGTGATAATATTAAACTTGTCAAAAGGATATTTGACAAAAATAATTTCGTTCATAAAACATATAGACAAAAGGAAAGAGCCGATGTTTGGCGACACCGACTCTTGAAAGGTCTATATCACATATGGCTTTGGCGAGTCATAGTGAAATAGAAATTGCACAGACTTGAATCTGCACTTATGTATTAACGCAAAATTCATTATAGCAGATATGTTTGAAAATATCAAATAAAAAAGTCTTTGAGCAATTCGCTCACAATTTCCAAAAATATTTTATGAATCGTGGAGTAATCCGCAACAGTTTTATTATATTGATAATAGAACAAATGTTTTGAACATTAACAATTACACAAAAAGTCAATGAAAAAGAGAGAATGTATATATGAAGGCTGAAATGCCTAAAATTTTTTACATTCACATGATTTGATTGGCTATCGTCCATGTATTGAAAAGAGGTGAAAATGGGTGGAAATTGATAAGTTACAGTTATGTATCTTGGCAGTTCTGGAAGAAAACAATGCAACAACACCGGGTACTGGCATGACACTTCGTGAGATTGGAAGCGTGATTAATACAGAAGAAGAACATACCTATTCACAAATCACAATCAATCGAAAAGTGTGGGGATTACGTGATTTAGGTTATGTAACCTCTAAACTGAAAAGTAACAAAGCTGATATGTTTTACATTACAGCAACAGGAAAAGAAATGAAAGGAATCTTATTACATGAGTAATGAATTGAAAAATGACATAAGGTTTATTGCAGTAGGTGCAGCAGGTGCTAATGTCGTAAAGATGTTGGAGCGCAAGGATTATAAATCCTACTATATAAATCTTGCAAAGCAGGACTTGGATTTAATTGATAGTCCTAACAAGTTACATATCTCAAATGGCGAGGGAGCAAGCAAAGACAGAAATAAAGCAAAAGCAGTGTTAGCGGAGTCGGTTGATGATGTTATGAATACGCTTGATAATCAGATTACAGAGCAGTATATCTTTGTGGTGTATTCACTTGCAGGCGGAACAGGTTCGGGGCTTGGAACATTTTTGGCATCTGTAATAGCTGAAAATCCAAACAAGAAAGTTGGTCTTGTTATCATACTTCCTTCAATGAATGAATCATTGCAAGCTAGAATCAACACATATGAGGCTTTATCAGAGATTATAGAGATAAAGAACGAGTTATGCTCTATCTTTATACTCGACAACAATCAGAGAGAGGACAAGTTCTCAATCAATCGTAGCTTTGCAAATTTGTTTGAAGCCTATATTAATGTGGCAAATAATACTTCGATTAGAGGTGTGATTGACATAGCAGAGCAGAAAAAATTGTTAGAGACTCCTGGTATAGCAATGATCCATAAGGCAACAGGAACAAAGGAAGATTTACTTTCCACTATTAATGAAGGAATCTATGTATCACTTGAACCTAATAAGCGAGTCAAATATATCGGCTTATCACAGCCAGATACAAAAGATACTATTGATGTTGCCGATGTTATTAATGTTGTCGGTGAGCCGATTGATTACTATTGCGGGTATGGTAAGACAGAGGATACAGTGCTTTATTTGGCAGGTCTATCATTCCCAAAAAACTTTATTAATAAGTTGGCTGAATCAATCAAAGCGGAGCAAGACAGAGTTAAAAAGGTCATGGAAGATGATGATTTATCAATGGATATGAACATTAACTTTTTAGCGACTAAACCAGTCGAAAAACCACAGAAACCAAAATCAACCATGCGTGATAGATTGGTTGCAAGTATAACAAAATAAGCATAAACGGAGGAAAATTATTATGAACAAAATTGTAAAAGCAGTTGCAAACGGACAGAAAGTGGAGTTAAAGGACTTATTCAATTCAGTAAACAATTTTGAGCTTACAAGACTAAGAGAGTATACAGAAGAGGGACATCTTATTATGAGTATTCAGATTAATAAATTTACAGAGTATAAGGATAGTTATGGGTTTTCGCAGTCATGTACTATGTTCGATGATATAGCGTATAACCTTAAAAAGGAAGATATTTTATCTGTAAAAAGTAATTATGATGCAGAAATTGATACATTATATATTTCATGTATCCTTAAAAATGGTCATATTATGTCTCTAATGATTATTCATACAGACGAAATAAGTACAAAAGATTATGATGAAATGGACGTATATCAGTTAAAAAATTTCTTAGACGAAACTATACGTGATGAGAATAAGTATTGTTGTATAAGTGCAAGGATTACAGACCTTTTTGGTTTTGACTTAAAGATAACTAATGCTACTCGAATATATGTGAATACGTTGAACGAAGATGCTTGGAAGCTGCACATTAGTAATGATTTAGTAAGCTATGAGGTTCCAGTTATAGATGATTCTATAAATGAATTTTATGTAAAGGATAATGCAAAATCCAATTCTAAGACGATTATTGTAAAACCATTTAATCAGCCATTTATGGAAATTAATTTACTGTTTTTAAAAAAACATAGCAACTAAAGAGAGAACAATATAATATAAAGCTGTCAATCTGTTCGATTGTTAAAAGAAACTGCAAGCATTTAGCTTATTCTGCCTGTACAGGAAAGGAGAATCACATGTATAGATTATTAAGATTTATTGACAATGAAACAAACACAGCACCAGATTACGAGGTAGTACTTGAGCTTGATAAGTTTAAGGAATCAGAAGAGATATTGAATAAATTTATCAAGGTCTGCAAAGAAAAGAATCTGCCGTATTCTGATGGTTACTATGATTATATGGTAATAGAGTATGCTTGCGAAGTACCTATTAAAGCAGAGTCTATATTCTACTATAAGGACAAAGCATCTGCATTTGATGGTGTTGAATGGGATGGCAGAGTTATCGCTAGTTCGGCTCTTGGTTGCGATTTTACAGACCAGAACTATCTTGAAATTACAAACAACGTAACTGACAAGGGATATATTCAGTGGCTTGAGGAGTTTGTAAAAGCTGTTATCACAAAAGCAAAACTGAAATGTTCGGAGATTATCATTGATGATATAGAATGGAACAGAAATATTTTTCTGAATATAGATGGACATGAATACGACATAAGAACATGGAGCTTTATACCATCGGAAGAGGATGAAAAAGGACATACATGTGCTGAATCAGTATCATACACTTTGTTTAAGACTGTTAAGGATGCTACAGGTTCGCATGGCGAGGAAGTATCAGATGGTATATTAAACATCACATGGAAAAATGAGTAAGGAGTACAGAAACTATGGCAAAAGGATTAACACGTTGTAATGTGTGTGGAAGGACAGCAGAACAAGTATTTGAAGGTCAGATGCTTATTAGCATCCATGAGCGTATCGGCTATGGAAGTAATCATGATGGAAAAATGCTTGATTTAGATATTTGTCCAGATTGTTTTGACAAACTGATTGATGGCTTTACAGAAAAGTGTGCTATCAATCCTATGAAAGAGAATTTTTAGAATACGGAGGAATTTGAAATGTTAGGTACAGTCAAATGGTTCAATGTAGTACGTGGTTTTGGGTTCATTATTGGTGACGATGGAAACGAGTATTTTTTCCACTATAGCAATATTAAAGGAGAAGGGTTCAAAAAAGTACATGACAACGAGGATGTAGAGTTTGAGCCAAGTAAAAACGAAAAAGGTTTTATTGCCTTAAATGTGCAAAAACATGAATGGAAAGTGGAAGATGATCCTAGATGCCAGCTTGCTATGAAAATTATGAATGAATTTGGAGTAAAAATACCAATGTTGCAATGGGTTGAAATGGATATAGAAGAATTGGAACAGTATTATGACAGTTTGAAATATCCATGTGGATGTTAATAATGTAAAAAGTAATTTTCTAACAGAGAATATTATAAATAGACAGAGATATTTGTGGCAGTGAGATGAAGCAACCGACTATTGAAGCGAATAGTTACAATTCAGAACGTATTTACGAATCCCCTTTTTATTAAAACAAAATAATTATCAGTGAAGATGCTGATTACATATTTGACGGAATCACAGGCACATTACCTTTATGGTGGTGTGCCAACATTAAATTAAAAGCGAGGTGTAAAAAATGATTCAGATTGACAATAAATTTGATGTGGGGCAGGAAGTACATTTGGTAGGTCGTAAATGTTATACAAACGGCAAGAAGAAAAGATTCAAATGGGTTGTAAAATCAAAGAAAGACAAGCCATTAAAAATATTATGTATCTTCTATACGCACAAATTGTATGGAGAAGATGAACTATGCTATAACATCGAAAATTATGGAAAAGTAAAGGAAAATCGGATATTTGCAGATTATGAATCGGCAAAGCAGCAGTGTGACAGATGGAACGAAGAAGGATATGGTATTTAAGATCGGAGGGATAAACTATTTACAAAGGAACTAATAAGATGAATATGTACATAGTCAGATCATTAGCAATGACAAATTGGCTATGTAATAACGGATTTAAAATTTTAAAAGTTGAGGATTCAGAGAAGGATGATAAGTTAAAGGTTTTCTTCTTTGAGGATTCGTCAGCTTTACACGACACTATGATGAAGTACAGAAAGAGAGTGTGAGTGTATGGCAAATGGCAAGCAGAATAGAGAAAAAACTAAATTAACATGGGATGATTTTGAAACATACCTTCCTGAGTATGGATTTGACGAAAAGCAAATGCAATTTTTTAAAGACACATTTGAAATAATCACAACCAACCGAGATACAGACAAAGTTACTTGTTTTGCTAATAGATGCGGCATAGGAAAATCAACGTTTATTCATACATTTATGCATTGCTGCATTGGAGATAGTTTTTATGGTGGACGGCATAGACCTCAAGGATTATTAGTTATAACGGATTCAATTAAGAGATTAGAGGAGCTGTCCAGCACTAATAAAGACAGAATAGAAGCAGAAAAGTATTGGGGAGAAATTTTCAAAGAGTGGGGCATTGAATACCACTATAAGGAATTTGAAAAAAGTGTCATTGTACTGAGATCAGATGAACCATTTAAGGAGCAACTTATCAAGCAACATTATAAGCCAATAGTTCTACTTTCTACACAGCGTTATTTCATGTTAGGAGATAATATCAGAGAACAACTTTTCTCGTTTACTTATAATGGAGAAACATTAAAAAGAGATATTGTTATCTTTGATGAAAGCCCACAATTTTCAGAAACTGTCACAATCGACAGCGATAACTTGTCCAGAATCGAGGCGGCATTATATAAAGGGCTGTCCGATGAAGTTAAGGACAAGGAGTTTGTAATAAGAGAGTATAAGGCATTTAAGGATAGACTGCTTGAACAGATGGACGAGAAGGAAAAACTACTGAAGGATTCTAATGTTACTATATATTGGAAAGATACACGATATTCCAGTATAACACCAAATGATGATTTACTTTTTTCAGTATTACAAGACAATATAGAGTCTTTGACAAAACAGTATAATTGCATATGGAAAGATATGCAATGCCTAAAGGAGATTGCTAAGAATGGAGCAATATTTAATTCTGTAAAGAAAAAATATGGAAACTATGAACGCTCATTTGTGCTGGTCGTAGATAATAGGAATCATTTCTTTTTGGGACAAGATAAAAAGTTTTTTGTATTTGATGCAACGGCAGATATTGATCCGAGATATGACCTTGATTATGTTGAGATTGTAACAGGAGAAAAATATAATAAACCTTTGAATATGTTAATAACAAATGTTCAGATTTCCACTAGCAAAAATGTCATGTGTAAAGGAAATAAAAGAGCAATCACAACCTCAAATATCATCATTAAATACTTGAAAAATAAATTAAAACATGGCATAGGAAAGCAACGTGAAATTTTAATAGTAATATATAGTGATTTGCTAAGACGATTTCAAAAGGAATTTGACAATGTAGGGTATTTTGGAAACCTTAAAGGATTCAATGACTTCAAGGGTTTATACAGAATGGCACACATTGGAATGAACAGATTTCCTAACATGGCATATTTCTTTATATATTGCGGTTGTCATATGGAAACATACAGGCAGCTTATGGATATGTCAGAAGAAGAATCACTGGATTTCTTTAGTGCATTAAGTAAAAATCATAACAAGGAATACGAAAGCATTATAACATCCGTCATGCTTAGATGTATGTTAGCTGATTTTGAACAGAATATATTCAGATTGGCAATCAGAAATTATAGCAATACAGAAACAGTTCATATCTGGACTTTCTACAATTCTAATGATTCACTGTACAGTGAGTTATCTTCAATGATCGAAGAAAGATATAAACCCTATGGAACAATATTTGAATATGAAGATACTCCCGAAGAATTACTGATTGAAAAAATTAGGGATAGAAAGCCACCAGAAGGAAAGAAAATGACAAATGCACAAAAGATTATAGAATGGTGTGATAAACAAAAATCTGGAAAAGTATTTAAGTTAAATGAGTTATTACAAGATACAGGAATGAATAATGATTCATTCAAAAATACTAGAAAAGATAATCAGACAATAAAAAAGTTATTTGATGATATGAAAACTGATAAAAGAGGTTATTACATGATTGTGTAAATTTTTAGGGGGGATTCTCTAATATATTATATTAGGAAAACCCACCCAAAATGAGAATGGAAAAATAAATAAAGTTACAACTGATAATGATTTTCGCTTGATTGGACTGGCATGTTGCGTAAGCAACTGACAGGACATATCAACGAAAAAGGCTGACAGATTAGATTGACACCCTTCAAGGGTGGCAAGCTAAGATGGCTGACTAACAGGGTGTGGGATGTTCCCACTAATATATTATGTCACAGACAGTTGGTCATTTCGCTTCCTACGAAGCTCATGCCCTTGCATCCGTTCTTGCGAACGTCTGCAAATAAAATCAGATATGAAAAGGAGATTACGATAATGGGATATATAAAACCGATTCCAGTAGACAAAGAAAAATTAATTATAGGAAGGACATATTATACATGTAACTATTCGGGTGCATGTAAAGTCATTCTTATAAAAATAAATTTAGACACTAATAAAGTATTAGTTAAGGGGAAAAAGGATACACAACCATATATTCGTCCTATAAAATATATATTTGATAATCCTGAAATGGCAAAATTTGCAGTTAGAAATTGGGAGAATGAAAATAGGAAAAATAAGAAAAAGAAAAGTCCACAAATAGGGCGTAAATAGCTGAAAAACTTCCCATGAAATCAGCATTTCCTTAAAGCAATTAACACTTGTATATATAGGCTTAAATTAAAGAAAATGGTATCAAATTCGGGTGATATTGTTTTAGATGGTAAATTGTGTGTCTGGCAGATAAAAGTGTCTGTTTGGTCTGTCAGGTGCAATTTAAGCCTTATATAGCAAAGTAATTATAATAATATATGAACATTGAAAAATAAATATTATTGATGAAATAAATATTGATTATAAAATTATATGTGATATAATGTAATTATATTAAATGAATGGAGATGATATTATGGATGATATAATTAAAATATGTGATGATTTAGAAAAAAATAAAGATAAAGAATTAGAAGTAGTAAGAGCATATAAGATGGTAGATGATTATATAAATCATGATAAGAATAAATTACTTCAATTGAAAGCGGATTTAAAAAGACATGAAAATTTTAATGATGACACTATTAAAATGTTAAGTTTTTTGATGTCTGCAATAGCATTAATTCTAACTATTATAAATGGATTTGGTGATAAGATATTATTTATAAAAACAGCTTTAGTATATTTTGGTATTTTTACATTTTTGGGGTTGATAGTTGCGTTTTTTTCTAACAGGAATACTGCTAGGTCAAAATGGTTAAAATATATATCTGTTGCACTTGATGAAATAGAAAAAAATTTTGATAAAAAAGAGATTGTGACCAATAAGAAAAGAAAAAATAAAAAAAGATGATTAAAAATGAAAATACCAACCATCAATATTCGGTGGTTGGTATTTTTTTTACCCCAAAACCACAATAAAATCAGAGAATACTATAAAAAGAATATACAGAAAGGTTGGTGTTAATTATAGAACACAATTATACAAAGCTTAAACTAGGAAGAGTAAGGATTTATCAATTAAATACATTTAAGACATTCACAGATGACGAGAATGCTATCTATAATGACAAGAAGAAAAAGAATACAGAATTATTAGAGGCTATTCATAACAATGAATCTGTCAGGACAGTATCAGACAAGTATTTGAATGAAAGAAATGAGATTGTGATATTTGAGAATGATATTGTCAGGCTTGCATTAGCTGATAGAGGGTATAAGAAGTGCGATTATCAGCTTCTGGACGAGATTATCTATATGGTAATCAATCATAATGAAATCTTATGGCAGATTATAGATAAGGGAATCATTATAGGTGGTAAGAAATATAAATTATTCACAGCAACTACAGGTCAGGTGAGAAATTGTAAGGTTACTCTTATAAAGGAAGAATTTTATGAAGCACATAAATCATTCTTAATGGCAGGACTTACAGTTGATGGAATAAATGCTGATAAAGGTAATGATAATAAAGGAATGAACGTTGGTAAGTATTTATCATATAATGCGTTATTATTATCATCAAGCAAACTACCGCCTAAGAATATTGATATTGACAAGTGTATAGTCGTTGATGGTCTTAAAACTGTTGTTAATGGTAAGGTTAAATACATTGATATAAAGACGGATGATAACGGACAATGCTATGTGAATGATACACCGAAAGAATATCAGACCAAGAGAATTTCTATTGAACATACAGACGGAGCAGGAATGTTTATTCCAGGGGAATTACCTTCAAGCTGTCAGATAAGAGGTGGTTATATCAAAGGTGCTATGTTCCCATTTGACTTCAGACTGTTTGCTCATGAAGTATCTCATAATAGTATTCTGGTTGATCCGTGGGGAACTCCGCATGATGTAGAAAAGGAAGATATAAGATATATTCTTACAACAAGTCAGTTAAAAATGTGGAAGCAGTACAGTTCTTGGGAAGAATACAAGAAAAAATTCAAAGAAAATAATCTAAAATTATCCATTAATGCTTATGCTGAACCTCCGAAGGAAGAGGTTACTTTCTCATATCAATTCTTACAGACACTCCCATACAATACAGATATTACAGAGTTATGCCAGCCAGCAATAGAAGATTTACGCAAGTTAAAAACAGATCTTGAATATGTGAAGAAAGAGTTAGGACTTACAATTGACGATATATTAAATGAAGAAATTGTTGGTGATAATGATGTTGTTGCACTGGCAGCAGATGGAGAAAAGGTTGAAAATGCAAATTATTATATAGCAAAGGCACTGGATATTTACCCACCACTTATACAGGACAAATATATTATGAGCAAGATACATAGCTTATATAATGCAAGAAAGAATTCATATAAAGGCGGTAAGATTCCAGTTAAAGGATATTACAGTTATGTAGCACCAGACATGTACGCTTTTTGCGAGTACCTCTTTATGGGTAATGTCAATCCGCAGGGCTTAGTACCTGAGAATCATGTATATAATAAATATTATGGTGAGCAGGGGGATGTGGAAGAAGTGTTATGTCTTAGAAGCCCACACCTGTCAAGATATGAATGCCCTAGAAGAAAACTGATAGTTTCAGATAAATGTAAGAAGTGGTTCAAGTATATGGAAAGTGATACAGTTGTAAGCTGCCATGATATGATTTCATTGTTTCTTATGTGCGACTGGGACGGAGACCACATTCTTGTTGTAGCTGATAAGGCTGTATTAAAAGCCACAGAGGGCTTACCTGATGTACCTTTATATTATGATATGCAGAAAGCAAAGGCACAGCAGATAGATAATGAATCTATATACAAAACGCTTGTTGATGGATTCAAAAATAATATTATTGGTTTATCAAGTAACGCTATTACTAAATTGTGGAATAGACCAGATTTAGAAGATAATCCATTAAAATATGATGATGCAATTAATGTTATATGTGCAATGTCCAACTATGCAATAGACTTCCCTAAGACGGGAAAGAATCTTTTAATAGGTGAATATGAACAATTATATAAAGAACTCATTCCTAATCCTAAGAATATGTTTAAACCATCAAATATAAAGTATCCGCAGTTTTTCAAGTTTGCTAAAGGTAAGAAATCATCAAGTCTTGAGGTTTATACGAATAGTCCTATGGATAGAATCCCTCAGTACATTGATATAGAAGTAGGAAGAAAGCATTTTATGTATGATGTTGGTACTGATGAAGATAATAAGAAGAATAAGTTTGATTACAAGAATCTTATGAACAATTCTTATGTGTTAGATTATAAAGGTGTTAAGCAGCCACTATATGAACCTGACAGATACAGTGATGAATATATAAAGGCGTATGCTGTCTGGAACAACAGGAAGAAAGCAAAGCAGAAGTTGTGTCAAGATATTAAAAAAGAGATGGACAGAAGAAACACTGATAGCCGTGATATTACAGCAAAGTTTGAAGTATTTCATTATCATTGTATTAGAGAGATTAAAGATATCTTCACTAAGAATGGTGAATTTAATATTAATCTTGCAGTTAATTCAATTATTGACATGGAATATAATAAAAATGAGTTTAAGACTTCTACTAAAGATATGCTATGGAAATGTTTTGGACATGTTATTGTTGATAACCTTAATCAGAATCAGAAGACAGGTATTGTTATAAAGGAAAGAGCTAGAATGTGCTATAAAAAAGCTGTTGAGGGTGATGATACCTTAGATAATATACTCGAGAATAAATTGAGCAGAAAGAGCGTTAATATAACACAGGCAGATATGACTTTCATGGACGCAGTTCTTCAGAAAAAGAAGAATGGCACATATTATCAGAACGACAGAGAATTATTGTTTACCCTGTTGTGTCATTATAAATATGCTAAACAGACTGACAGATTAAAAGGAAACTCATTTTTTATTACAAAGTATAAGCATAAAACTGAAATCAAGCCGAATGGTAAGAAGAAAAGAACTCCGATATATTATAATATGAATACAATTATGAAAATGGTTGGGGCAGCTTCATTTGATAGCAGTTTCAAAAGGTTCAATAAGTCTGGCAGTATTCATATAGAAGATGATAAGCAGAAGCAAAGATTTGTTCTGAATATGGACATATCAGATGATAATAATGTGTTGTTTGAGGTTCAGGATATATATAATCCGCTTGTTTACTTAGAAGCATTTGAAAGCAATGGAAGAAAGAAGTTGTGTGAATGTGTGATATGTGGAAGACATTTTATAAAAGTCGGGAACACCAAGACATGCAGTCAAAAATGTAGTGATAGCTTGAAAAAATTGAATGAAGGAAAGCAGGATAAGGACAAGAAAGAGCCTGCTGCCTGAATCATATTTGAGAATTTAAAGTTTTCAAATTGAGTGTCGGAATGTGATTTTTGCCTTATTTTTATAGCAAATTTCACATTCCATTTTTATTTTTACAAATTTTATATAGGGGAAGAGAACAAATAATTTTGAAAATTATTTTGATAACTGCCTATTCTATGGCAGAAGTTATCTCTTTTTACCATAGATTTTATCATTAAGAAAGGACATTGAAATGGAATTACAACAAAAAGTCGAAGAACATCTTAAGCAGCATGGCATTAAGAAATCATATCTCGCCTCATTAGTTGGAATCTATCCATCTCAAATGTCTCGATGGCTGTCTGATAATTATGAATTAAATGAAGATCAGATAAAATTAATTGAAGATTTTTGCGATGATAGGTCTCACAAATAATGTTAATACCTAGAATTGTTTAAATTGGAGGAAAGGAGCTTATGAATAATACATTAGGTTTTGATTTAAGAAAGCTTGTCTTGCCGACTGGTAATACTATAGAAAAACAACTTAAAGCCGAAGCAGACAGATTTCTTAAAATCCTTCAAGAAGAAATTGACGCATGGTATTTCTCATATACACCGACAATATATAACAGAACATATAATATGAGAGATTCAATAAGTGTTGATGATGTTGTAAAGGTTTATCCATCAAAGAATCAGCTTGTAATTGACATAGTATATTCTGATGATGCATTTCACAAATCGTTGTGGAGTGATAATGTAATAAACTCAATTGAACTTATGAATGAAGGATACAAGGTGAAAAGTGGCTGGCATAAAGATATTGCAAATTTTGGATATCGAGAAGGTGGTCACTTTATAGAAAAAGCAATAGCCAGATTCAATAAAAATAATCCTTTAGGTATTGATATTAAAATCAATTATTAAGGAGGCTTATAATTAATGGCTAACAATTTAGTTACGCTTGGATTAGACATGAATGCAACACAAAAACTTATGTCCAAGCAGTTGAGACAGGTGCTAAAGAACTTGTCTGATACAAATGCTGCACGTGTTGCAGTAGGGCTTGATTCAAGCAAATCTCAAATGTTTATTCAACAGCAGTTGGATAGCATATCTAAAAATTTACAAATCAATGTGGGGACAGTCAAATTAGATACTTCCTCTATAAAACAGCAACAGAATATTATTAATCAGCAGTTAAAATCAGGAATTAATACGACAGGACTTAATGTAAAAGTTCCATTTCAATTTGACTTGTCTGATGCTAATGCAGTTAAAGCAGAGATTAATAAAATTGTTGCAGACATCACAAATAATAAAGGACAATTAGTCAAGTACAAGATTAATGTTGATGATAATGGACAGGCTACAAAGGCATTACTTACTTATCGTAATGAGCTTAACGAGGTGACAAATGCTACATTAAAGTTAAAATCAGTAGGTAAGTGGTATGATGCAAACGGCATGGAACATAACATTGTCAAATGGTCAGAAGGACAAAAGACATTATCTCAAAATATTGAAGCCACAACAAAGGCTAATCATAGACAGACAGAATCAGATAATCAGGTAATCCGTAAGAAGGAAGAACTGATTGCTAAGATGAAGCTTCTTAATACTCAGGCAGAAAAAGCCGGTATATCTCTTAATTCTGATAATCAGAATAAATTCAATGATTTATCTATCAAAGCATCCACAGTAGATGATATTAAACAGTTAGAAACATATTTTCGTTTAGCAAGAACGGAGTATCAGACATTCAATGCTGAAATTTCTAAGGGTACACATGCCAGTTCATTAGAAGCAATGAAGAACAATCTGGAAACATTACCACAGGATATAGCATTAATTGAAGCAAAGTTCAATTCTATTAAAGTACCAGACAATGTTAAAACACAGATTGAAGAGTTAAAATCTTCTATGGAATCTATTAATACAATAAGTGATCCGCAGGAAAAGATTGCTAAGTATAATGAGATTGTCACATCTTTAAAAAACTTACAGAAACAGTATCAGGTAACTGTCCAGGAGCAGAGAAATCTTAGTGCTGATACTTCAACAATGCAAGGGGCTTCTGCACTCACTAATAAGATTGTTATATGGATGGGGCAGAATAGACAGGCAGCGGCACAGTATGATTCTGAGTTAAAACAGATTATATCTGATTTACAGAATTGTAATAACAAGGCTGATTTCTCAAAGCTACAGCGACAGTTCAGTAATATAGCATTGCAAGTAAAGTCTTCTGGAAGTTTGTACACAGGATTCTTTAATGGGTTGAAGAGTGGTATTAAAGACGCTTTTGAAAATATTCTTAGATATCAGTTGGCTTACAAAGTTATTGACCAGGTTATAAGTGGTTTTAAATCAATGGTTAATGCGGTAGCAGACCTTGATAAGAAACTTACAGAGTTCAACAAGGTAGCAGACCTTACATCTGATAAATTGTTAGAGTTTTCAGATAGGGCATTTGATGCAGCAGATGAGGTTGGTCGTACAGGTTCTGATATGATAGAAGCTGCCACAGAGTTTAAAAGAGCTGGCTATAGTCTTGAAGACAGCTTGGATATGGGTAAGTCGGCACTTCTTATGACTAATGTTGCGGATGGAATCACACAGACCTCTGATGCAGCAAGTACCCTGATAGCGGTATTAAAAGGTTTTAATATCAATGAATCTGATATTATGACCATTGTAGATAAAATGAACAGTGTTTCAAACCAAAGTCCAGTCGGATTTGATAATTTGGCTGATGGTCTTGAACGTGTGTCAGGTACAATGAATCAGGCTGGTAACAGCATTGATGAGACAATCGGATTATTAACTGGTGGTTATGCACAGTTAAGAAACATGGAAAAGGTTTCTACAGGTCTTATCACTATTTCTCAAAGACTTAGAGCAATAGATGAGGACGGAGATGAAATTGACGGGTTATCAGCAGAGTTAAGTGAATCATTTGGAAAAATCGGAGTTGCTATTGAAGATTCTAATGGTGACTTAAGAAGTACATATGATATCTTGAGTGACTATGCTAAGATATATCCACAACTTACAAGCGAACAGAAGCAGTATTATGCTGAACTTGCATCAGGAAAGAGACAAGTCAATGTGTTTAATGCAATAGTGCAACAGATAGCTGATGTTGATAAAGCTATTGAGCAGTCAAAGGACAGTCTTGGAAGTGCAGCTAACGAAAATGAAATTTATCGCCAGAGCGTTGAGGGCTTACGAAATGAGCTTAAGAACGAATTTCAATCTGTATCAAAGAAGGTAATAAATTCTGACTGGATAAAAGATGTATTATCAGGTGCAACAGATTTATTAAAAGTATTTGAGAACATCATTGAACAGGACACTATTGTAGGTTCAAGTATAGGTGTTTTAGCGGAAGGCTTTAAGGATTTATCAAAGTCATTAAAAGACATTACGGGAAATGATGGTGTTGCGAAGCTGATAAAACTATTTATCACATACAAGACAATAACTAAGGGTGTAGATATATTTAATTTGGTGAAGGGTAAGAAGGACAATTTTGTTACAACATCTAATCTTATGAAGACATTCTTTGAAAGTGCCGTTAGTGGTTCACTGAAAGTAGAAGATGGATTCTTAAAAGTTGGTGAGGCAGCAGATGTATTATCGGATGGAGTATCAAATGTTGCTGCAAAAGAAGGTAGTGCAATTGACACAACAAAGAAACTTACAACTTCTATCACAGGTCTTGGAACATCACTTAAGAATCTTGCATTGGCACATCCATATTTATTAGCAATTACAGCAGCACTAGGAACTATGTATGGTGCGTATAAACTTGTAAATGCAGTTCAGGACTGGGCTGATGGTACAACAGCAGTCAACAAATATAATAAGTCTATTGAAAAATCAGAAGAAAATGTATCTAAAAATTCTGATTCCATATCTGAATATAGTTCCACTATTGAAGAAAACAAACAGAAAATTGAAGAATTACATAAGCTTCAGGAAGATGGTACTATAACAGAAGCACAGAAAGCAGAGATTGAAAACCTTAAATATCAGAATGCCTTATTAGATGAGAAGATTGAAAAACTCAAGGAAGCTAATAATGAAGAGGTTAAAACTCAGGCTAGAGATTCAGAGAAAGCATTTAATAAACAGTTTGGTAATGGTTTTGATGTTGGCTCTAATGCTTCAGATGTTATATCATCTGTTTCAAAAAATTTTAATGGTGACGGAACTGCCAACGGTGTAAGCTGGAACATGGCTACAAGCGGTAATGATAAGGATACAGCCGTTGCACAGTTAGCAAAAATTAAACTTGCTACAGACGCATATAATGACGCAGTAAAAGAGTTGAACAATGCCACTGATGAAGATCAGAAGGCTTTAGCAGAGCAGTCAGTTGAAAATGCACAGTATACTCTTGACTTATTGACAAAGGATTTTGATAAGAATAAAGAGACTTTATATAATCAGCTTACTTCTGAAATGGAGAAGATGAAGAAGGCAGAGGGTACAGATGCATATGATGCTACAGCTTATGCAAATATGCAGTCATGGCTTGAAATATTCCAACAGTATATTCCTGAATATAAGAAAGCTATGGAGAAAGTTCAAGAGGAAGCTGAACAGAATCCTATTGAACAGCCAGTAGAAACATTTGATCCTACTTCTCTTCTTGAAGAATCAGATGATAAGACTAAGACAGCAACATTAGCAGACATTCAGTCAGAAGCAGATTTGCTATCTTCTATTCAGAAGAAAATGTCTGAAACAGGTCGTATCGGTGTTGATTCAATGCAGAAAATTATCAAGCAGTATCCAGAAGCAAAAGACGCTTTAGGTCAGTATATGCTTGGTATTATTTCGCAGGAAGAATTGTTTGCAGAGCTTGAGGGAGTATATGAGGATGATAAGGACGCTTATATTAAATCTGTTGTCGAGAAAGCTAAGACAGATGAACAATTCTTTAATACCCTTAAAACCAATTATCCAGAACTGATTAATCAATTAGGGGCAGTTTATGGTACAGATGTTGCAAACTGGACTACTATGGAACAGGCAAAGGTTAATATTACAGCACAAGCAATACAGCAAATAGCAAACATTTATAAAGAGTTTTATAAGGCTATGGGCGTAAATGATGGTATTGACTTTAATATTCAAGCTACTAAAAATGCTATATCCGCAGGAAATCCAGGTGCTATAGGTGGTTCATTATTCAGTAAATCTTATTCAAAATCTAACTTTGATAAGGTTGTAACTGACAACAATTATAAATTCAAAATGAATGGCAATGATGTTAGTAATGCCTATAAAGAATTGCAGAATAATATAGATTCAGTCTGGAACACAGCCGAAAAGATGAAAAATGCCATAGATGATGCGGCTTACAATCAGATTAATGCAAGTATAGATACATCATGGCAAGGTCTAGGCGGTAGTGATAGTTCATCTTCTTCTCAAACAGCAGAAAAACTTAACTGGATTGAACGCTTAATCAATAAGATTTCTGCAGCATATTCACGACTTAAGAATATTGTATCTGATACAACAACTACATGGCTCAAGCGTAATAATGCCCTTTCTGATTCAATGTCTACTCTTTCATCCGAAATAAACGCACAGAAGCAGGCATATGAGTATTACATGAACGCATTTAATTCTTATGGTCTTGACGAATATTATAAGAATCAGATTGCAGATGGCTCAATAAGTATTGATGTTATTTACGATGATGATTTGAAGGATGCTATATCTGATTGTCAGGATTTCTATGATAAAGCACAAGACGCTAAGACTGCTGTTCAGGAACTTAATATTGAGTTAAAAGGACTTGCTAAGAGTAGGTTTGATAATATAAAGTCACAGTATGAAGAACAGATTAATCAAGTTGATGAATATAATAATTTGCTTCAAAAGGAATTAGATATAATTGAGACTAAAGGATGGATTTCTTCTACATTTCTTAATGAATCTATGAAGGAGCAGGACATGGCTAATCTTGAAAGATTAAAAGATGAGAGAACAGCTTTGACAAATGCATTAGATTCAGGAAAGATTGAGAAGTATAGTGAGCAGTGGTATGACATGCAGAGTTCAATAAACAGCGTATCTTCTGCAATCTATGATGCTGAGAAAGCGATCATATCATATGATAAAGCCATCAGACAAGTTAATTGGGACGCATTTGATAAGACAAGAGATGATGTTGAAAATCTTATCGGTGAAACAGATTTTCTTATAGAACTTCTTAAGGATAATGGAATTACTGATGATAATGGCAATATGAATGATAATGGTAATGCAGTACAAGCGTTACTTGCTCAGAAATACGAATTATATCTTAATCAGGCAAAGGCATACAAAGATGAGATTCTTAAGATTGATGAGGAACTTGCGAATGATCCTTATGATAAAGAATTACTGGATAGAAAACAAGAACTTATCAAAGCACAGCAGGACGCAATTAAGAACTCTAAGGAAGAGAAGAGTGCAATTAAGGACTTAATGAGTAATGCTTATGATAAATTGAAGGATTCTATCAGTAATATCATAACTAAAATTAAGGATGGATTATCTGCAACAAAAGATTTATTAGATTATGAGAGAAATGTTAAAAAGCAAGCAGATAATATATCTAGCCTTCAGAAACAGTTGCTATCTTTACAGGGGGATAATTCTGAATCAGCACAATCTAAGAGACAATCTATTAATACTCAGTTACAGGACGCAAAAGATGAATTACAGCAAACTGAAATGGAAAAAGCAATGAGTGATGTTGAACAGATTCTTGATAATGTTCAGTCAGAATTAGAAACATGGATATCAAAAAGACTTGATAATATTGATGAACTTATAGGACAGGTTATAGAAAGTTCAAATACAAATGCAGGAAGTATATCGGATACAATAACTTCAACAGCAGAAAGTAATGGTTATAAACTCAGTGAATCAATGGCTTCTATATGGAGTACTAACACGGGAAACATAACGAATGTATTAGGTGACTTTAGCAATAAGTTTGTTGAAGGTAATAATGCTATTACAAATGTTTGCAATAATATTAATTCTGCTGTACAGGGGTTACTTGCTAATAGTAATGCTGAAGCACAAAGAGTTGCTGATGAGATTGCAAGACAACAGGCTGAACAGAATGCAAGTTCTGATGGTGGTTACTCAGGCGGTAGTGACTATTCAAGTGATGATTGGAGCAGTAACTGGGACACTGATTCTGATGATAGTGGTAGCAGTTATTCAGGAGATGTTGATTGGATATACGAGGAGAACTATTTTCCTCGTGATTTGTTGAATATCGATCAGAGTGTAATTGATAGGCTCAAATATAACAATTTTGATTCATCATTTGGCGCACGTAGTCAATATTATGAGCAAATGGGTGGTGATGGACAATATACAGGAAGTTACGATCAGAATGTTTGGATGTTAGATTACCTCAAAAGTCATGGACTTAAAAACGGTACTAAATCAGCAACAGCAGGTTTACATCGTACTGATGAAGAAGGTCTTGGTTCAGAAGTAATCTTCTCGAAGAAGTATGGTACTCTTCGTAGGTTGGATGCTGGTGACATGGTATTCAATAAAGACCAAGTTGAAAAACTTTGGAATCTTTCTAAGGGTATTACTACACCCAATATGTACATGGATAACCTTGGTGCTAAGTTACCTGATATTACCCCAGTTTCAACAAACAAATCAGTTGATATTGGTGGTATTAATGTTAATGTTGATAAGGTTGTCACAGACAATCCAGAAGACTTTACACGACAGCTTGGTAATGCACTGGCATCAAATTCGAGGGTACAAAAGATAATAAATGAGAATGTATCTAATGCTATGTTGGGTAGAAATTCATTGAGTACAAGGAAGTATGTGAGGTAATATTGCAAGGCACATTCTTAATTGAGTGTGCCTATGTGATTATAAATATGGTTTTGTAAACATATGTTCTGAATAGTATTCTGTCGATTATTGGTATATAATGGAAATATATTACTGATGGTCGGGAGGAATAATAAATGTCGTATAAAAGAACAAATATAAAAGGTACATCTGGGACAAGAAAACGAACAAATACAAATGCGAATAAAACTTTAAAAGAAGCGAGAAGACCTCCGCATACTCCACCGAAGAATGGAAAAAATAATATTATAGGTTAAAAGAATGGAGATGATAATATTAAGGATTTAATAGATATTTTACCACAAATTATTATTTATATAGTGACTGGTTATGTTTTTAATAAAACATTTCATTTTGTTGCATTAAAACAAAATACAGAGGACGTAGAACATATATTAACAGCTTCATTGGTTGTTGGTTTTATTTATTGCAAAATTGCAAGTTTGATTCCGATTCATATATCAGATAAAATTGACACTATATGTATAGTAGTATCAGCTTTAATATTAGCGTATATATTTGCAAGAATTTTCAGATGTAAATATTTGATTTATGTTTTAGATTTTTTAAAAATTCGTGATACAGGAAATGTGTATTATTGGGATGATTTAATGGACAATGATTATCCAATGAAAGTAAAAGTATCATATAATGAAAATGTTTACGAAGGAATGTTGCATAATTACGAAAGTTATTCAAATGAACCACATATTGTCTTAACATCATATATTGTTAAAGATAAATCTGATAATGTATTGGATGATTTCAGAGACGATAATACAAAAATTATTATATTAGATACATCTGAGGCTGAAAAAGTAGAAGTGATATATGCAAAGAATAGTACAATATGCAAAGATTTGAGAGAATTATGTAATTCAAATAGTTCGTTGTTTAATGATAGAAACAACGAAGAGCAGGACTAACCTCCTGCTCTTTTGTTATATTAACAAATAAATATTAACCGAGATTACAAAGACGCATTCTGTAATGGAGTGCGTCTTATTTTGATGGAAAGGAATAAAAGAATGAATAAAGATAAACAGATTTTGATATTAACACAAAGAATTGAATTACTTGAAAAACAGAATGAGGATTTGAGAGCAGAAAATCAGGAAATGAAACTGCAAGTAGAAGAATCTAAGAGATTTGCAAATATGCCTAATAATGTATTGAATCGTACAATAAAGAATGTCAGACAAGAAGAAGCTAAATTCAAGGCATTAATAGCAGAAACACAGGAAATAAAAAAAGAACTTGAAAATAATTTGGAAGCTTTAAAGAAGACACATACATTATATCAGAGTATATTTTCAGATTAGAAAGGATTAAATGGAAGTATTAGAGTTTGAATCAGTAAAATTATTTGAAGAAATTATAAAGGCTGGACAGATAAAGAATCTTATCAGTGTTTCCAGCCATGAATATCCTATATATAAATTCAAGAAGAGTAATAAGGTCACTTCTGTATATGAAAAGTTTCTGGCAGAACATGATATGAAATGTGACAGAAGCGTTGATGATTGTTGGAATGATTTTGATGATTATATCAATCAACCTAAGAAGGAGACTATAATTACTCGAAATATTAAAGCCGTAAAGCAGATCATAGAAGTAGGCTATGGATACATGCTTAAAAGAACAGGTGTTGATAAGTATAACAAGAGATGTTTTGTCTTTTACAAGAATCCTGTTATTGAAGATATTAAAACAAAGGCTGACGCTGAGAGTAAGGAAAAATATAATAACAATTATTTGAATATTAAGAAGAATACAACTGATAAGAAGATATCAGGATTAATAAAAAAGTCAATGGAGGAAACAAGGAATAATGGGAAAATCATTTTATAATATGAACGGTGAAAAGTTAGAGTGTAAGGTTGAAAGTGAATTATCACTTAGTCAGAAGACAGGTTTTATCATGGAAGTTGCAGGAATGGTAGTATCGCCAACAGTAGGGTATGCCACAGTATTAAGAAAGCCTATCTTTAATTACTGTCTTGTTAAGTATTATACAGATATTAATATATTTGAAGGCGATGAGTTCAGCTTAGATAAACTTGAGATATTTATGAAAGACAATACAGAGTTGCTTAATGATATTGCTAAGAGTATTCCAAGAGATGAATATAATGAGCTGGAACATGCTTGTGATGAAGCAATTGATTATAGAAAACATAGTTATAATGGATATTCAGATGAGATATCGGAGCTGTTACAGGTGGTAAGAGAACTTGTATTAAAGCCAGATAGATTAGATGAGTTCATGGAATCAGTAACAAATGCTGTAAATTCATTTGCAAATATAGATGCCATTGATAAGGAGACATTAGATAAACTGGTTAATGTATTGCCAGTAATAGAAAAAGCTACTATTAATGCTGGAAGTATTGATGTTAATGGTATTGTTAAATCAATGGTTAAAGATCGTGAAGAGAAAGAAAACAATGTGGTTAGCATTGATGACAGAAAGGAAGAGTAATTATTAATATATCAGAAACTAAGACAGAGATACCATTTTGGTTGAAGCTGAATCTTACAGTTGAAGAGGCAGCAAAGTATTCTGGAATCGGTGAGAAAAATATAAGAAATTTATTGAAGGAAAAAGCATGTCCATTTTTATTTATGGTGGGAAACAAGCACAGCACCTTGTTAAGAGACATGAGTTTGAGAAATTTATAGAAAGTAAACATTATATTTGATTGATGGAAAGACTTTCATATGATACGATTAATAGTATCAGTGAAAGTCTTTATTTGTATGCACAGGAGGCTATATGGGTAAAGACTTGAAGGGTAAAGAACTTGGACAGGGAATTGTCCAAAGAAAAAATGGTCGATATGAAGCACGATTTACTAATAGATTTGGTAAGCGAATATCATTTTCAGGTTACGATCTCAAGGATGTTAAGAAAAGATATAATGAATCTTTTTATGAGAATGAAAAAGAAATTAACATTCGAGAGAACATAAAATTAGATGACTGGTATATCCAGTGGATGAATGTTTGTAAGTATGATGTGATAAGACCAGACACTAAGAGACATTATAATCAGATATACAAGAAACATATTTCACCTTATTTGGGAAATAAGTATCTAAAGGATATTAAGCAGATTGATATTAAGAAAAGATTGAAAGAGCTTGATAATAAAGGATATGGATTTGAAACAAAAAATAAGGTGAGAATTATCTTATTAGATATACTTAATAAGGCAATTGTAAACGAGTATTTATGTAAGAATCCAGTAAAAGGTATTTCTGTAAAAAGAGATGAACAAAAGGATATTAAGGTTTTGTCAGTAGAGGAACAATCTATATTTTTTGATTGTTGCAAAGGAACTTTCTACGATAATCTTTATGTTGTAGCAGTAACAACAGGAATGAGAATTGGGGAACTTGCAGGACTTAAATGGTCAGATATTGATTGGAATAAAAAGGTTATTAATGTCAAAAGAACTTTAGTGTATCAGAAGTATGATGATGATATTCAGAAAGAGTTTCATATTGAGCAGCCTAAGACAAAAACTAGCAAAAGAAGTATACCAATCAATAAACAATGTGAAATGGCATTAAAAAGACAATATGTGCAGAAGATGGTAATAACATCAAAAGCACCTAAAAGCAAAACTCCAAGAGATGAGTTTAAGGAATTCTTGTTTACAACTAAATTTAATACACCTTTGAATTCACAGACAGTATGTGATTCAATAAAAAAGATTGTGGACGAGATTAATCTTACAAGAGACACATTAGATGAAATGGAGACATTTTCACCACATTGTTTTAGACACACTTTTGCTACTCGTTGCTTTGAAGCGGGAATTCAACCGAAGACAGTTCAAAGTTATTTAGGACACGCTACATTACAAATGACTATGGATTTATACACTAAGGTTATGCCGTCATATATGGTAAATGAAATGGACAAATTTTCAGAATTGTATGATAACATTGAGAATGAAAATGATAACATTACAGAGAAACATTACAATGAATCGGTTGAGAAAAATTCTAAAATAGTTACATTTATTGGGGATTCATTGGTGGTATAACACATCTAATTGGTGTTATGTATTAATGAGTGTCAGTATTCATGCGTGTTTCAGAAGTGCCAAGAAACGCCAATAAGCAAAATTATTATGTATACCAGATAACTCCTTATGACCTTAATGAAAGTTATGATAATT